AACCAGTAAAGAGAAGAGGGAACAGTAACGCCACCAAGGTAACAACTGGATCTAAGCACGAAGCCAAGCATCACAGGGAAGTAATGAAGGCTGCAGTCAGGGTTGATTATGAAGCCGGGATACTTACACGATCACAGTTATGTGATAAGTATGGATTTTGGCAGAGCACACTCACCAAGTATATCAATTCAGGTGACTGGAAGTATGCATCAAGGAGGGAGGAAGCCCTTACGGCTATGCATACAAGGATGATCCAGAAGTATGCAGACGATAGGGCAAGTATTTCCCACCAGCACCTAGACGAACTAAACAATTTAAAGGAGAAAGTACTTAATTCAAAGGACACAAGCGAATTAAATATCTGGTCTGCAAAGGCAGATACTGTGATGAAGATCATCCGCAGTGAAAGGATAGCACTAGCAATGCCGAATGAGTACAAGTATATAGAACAGAAGAATGAGAACGTATATAGGGTTGAAGATGCCCTTAAGGAACTGAATGTGCAAATGCATGGTGAGGTAATTGAGGGGGAAATTATTGCCGAGTCAGATATCATCACCCACTCTTTAGAGATAATAGTCGATGGGAAAAGGGAAGAGGAAGAAAACAGCCAAGGAACAGAAGCTGGAAAATGATTCTATTATGAGTTCACGCAGGCAGTTGGCACTGATGTTAGGATGTGCTGCTGCTGCGTGGAAGTCTGGTGTTTCGTTTCAGGAGCTAATGATGGAAGCCCATAAAGCTGATACGTCCCCGGAAACATTCTGGTTGGAGATAGCAGATACAGTTGGAACCATGATTTATATGTTGGAAAGCGAAGATACAAGGATGTAAAAGTGAAAACATGTTTTGTGTGTAATAATGAATTACCACCAAGAAGGATAAGATTTTGTTCAAATACATGTTCAGAATTTAATGATAGTATAAAAAGGAAGGAAAGGACTTTAAGGCTCAGTTCATTACTTAAACCTAGAAAATGTATTGGTTGTGGCAGTATGTTCCAGCCAAAGACAGAACGTCATGCATGTTGTGGTAAGGTCTGTTGGAATATACTAGCTGCAGAACGTGCAAAGATAAGACGGGTAGAAAACCGGGCGGAAAATGATGGTAAGGTTCCCAAGGGTGCAGGTAACAGATCAAGGAAAATCGGGACGTATGGGAAGCCCACAGCAACTAATATACCTAGAACATTTGTAGCTACTGCCACTTTTACTAGGGCAGATACAAGGGAAAGACTTGAGCTGCAGTCCAAGGTGGAGGAATATCTTGCCAATGGCGGAAAGATACTGAAGTTTGGTGATCAGCCTGCTATAACAAATAATGATAGTATAGCTACATGGGAAGTATCTGATACAGAAGAAGATACAGCAATAGAAAAATACAGGTTAATAAATGCACATAATGGGAATTGACCCCGGTTTTTCAGGGGCATTAGCAGTTTTAGATGATAATTTAAAAATAGAGTTTGTAATGGATATGCCTGTTATTATGGTAGGTAAGAAGCGTGAACTTGATGAAGCTAAGCTAGCAGATATATTTAGCAGGTGGAGACTCAGACCTATGATGGTAGGACTGGAGAAAAGTCAAACAATGCCCAATCAAGGTATAGTTTCCAGCGGCAGGTACATGGCTTCATATGGTTTCCTTCGTGGATTATGTGTAGGGAATGGAATACCCTATCACCTGATCCGGCCTCAATCATGGAAGAAAGCTATGATGCCTGATATGGGTAGAGAAAAAGGTGCATCAATTCAAAAGGTTACGCAGATTTATCCAGAGTTATCACTTACAAGAGTCAAAGATCATGGGATTGCTGATGCCATATTAATTGCAAGATATTTAATCTTAAATATATTGAATGGCACAACAATCTCCAAGGATGGATGATAAGGAGGCGATGCAGGAGCTGATGGATCGGCTTCAGGATCACGATACTTATTTTCAATACTGCTTAAAGATTCAGGAACTAGGCACAAAGAAGCTTATTCCTTTTGTAATGAATCCTGTGCAGAAGATCTTGCATGGGATTGCCCAGAAGCAGTTAGAGGAAAAGGAACATGTAAGGATAATTGTCTTAAAAGCAAGACGATTTGGTATATCCACATATGTTCAGGCACGTATGTTCAAACGTGCTGCCACCCAGTTCAATCAGTTAGTGCACATCTGCACACATTCCAAGAACACAACTTCAGAAATGTTTGCCATGACGAAAGTTATGGAACAGAACTACCCCTCCTTTATAAAACCACTCTCACATTACTCAGGAAAACAGGAGCTTACATGGGGTTCCAGTGACGGCAAGGGTCTTAACTCTAGGTATGGTATGTCTACTGTAGAAGGCTCTGAGGTAGTCGGTGCGGGGATTGATATGCTTCATTGTTCCGAGGTTGCCCGTTGGGGTAGTCGTGCCCGTGAATATGCAACTGGTATGATGAACTGTGTTGTACAAGGATATGGAACAGAAATTTGGATGGAGAGTACTGCAAAGGGAGTTGGAAACTATTTTGAAAAAGAATGGTGGAGGGCAGATAAGCATTCAAGTGGGCTTAAGACTGTATTCTTTCCTTGGTTTGTGTTTGAAGAATATAAAACAGAATTGAGTGAGGAGGAGTTAAAGGATGATTCATTTAAAATATCATTAGGTACGAACCCTGTATATGGAGGAGATGAAGAAAGAAATCTTCTGGGTGTGGAAACATCCTATGAAACAGATGATGCTCCATATGAATTTAAGGTAACACTTGAGAATTTGAAGTGGCGTAGGAATAAAATCATCTCACCGGAATGTCAGGGGGATTTGAATATATTTCATCAGGAATACCCCACTACTGCGAGAGAAGCTTTTGTGGCATCAGGAAGGAGTGCATTTAATTCAGTAACCCTGACTAAGATGTGGTTTGAAGCAGAGGAAAGGGAAAGGGACTTTCCGCCTAAGCGTTTTGAGGTTCCTGTTAATGGATTCCAGAATATAGGTGGTGTGGAAAAGATGAGGTATTTCATGGATCAGAGACAAGATGGAGAGTTTGTTGTGTTCAATCCACCTCAGGATGGCAGGCATTATAGGATAGGAGTTGATGTTGCAGAGGGTATAATGACTGAAACTGGTCACACGGATTATTCTGTAGTCACAGTCTTGGATGCAGAAACATATGAGGAGTGTGGTACATGGTGTGCACGTATAGATCCAGATCTCCTTGCATGGATAATAGTTACTATAGGTATATGGTACAACCATGCACTTGTTGCAGTGGAAAATAACAATCATGGTTTATTAACCTTGAAGTTTTTATCTTCAATCCATCAGTATGACAATATATACATAGAGAAGGCTCTCGATGAACGGGGGCAACGGCAGAAAAAACGGCTAGGGTTTAATACAAATATTAAAACAAGAAAATTAATACTTGATTTATTGCGTAGGCTTATACGTGAAGAACAGATAGAAATATTTTCCAAGGCTACAATAGACGAGTTACAGACTTTTGTTATACATAACAGTGGTAAGGAAGCAGCACAACATGGATGTCATGATGATAGGGTGATGTCCTTGGCTATTGCTGGATATATGTGCTATATGCATCCCCATTTGCCCGGCCCTCAGATACCAATACAACCAAAATCTCAAAGAAGAGAATACTATGTGAGGGCATAATGGGGGTAAAAAAGATATGTGAACAGTGTGGAGTTAAATATACTCCAAGTCTTAACCAATATAAAAGACAGAGATATTGTAGTAAGAGATGTAAGGATAAACGTAGATGGGAAAAGCAGATAATATCAGGGGATATAAGGCATAAGAAGGGTGGATATAATAGGTCAACCTATATTACGAAGTGGATGGAAGCTAGGTTGTCTGATAATACAGCACCATGTCATTACTGTAAGATAAGGTTAACACCAGATGATTTTGTGCTTGATCATAAAACTCCTGTAATAAAGCTTTCTACAAAGGAGGAAATGCTTGAGGGGTCAAATTTAGTGGTTGCATGCCGTAAGTGTAATCAGGCTAAGGGAAGTATGGACTATGATCAGTTCATAGAGCTAATGAGTGGTGGTTAAATAATATTTATATTGACGGACGTTTTTCTGTATTTTAGGATGATAATGAGTAAATGTCAGAAAAAAAGATGTTCAGATCTCTCTGTATTGCATTGAAATACTATGGTGCATG